ACCGCCTCCAGCGGCTCACCTGTCAGCGGGTCCCGCATGGCCGTCATTCCGACTTGGATGAACTCGCTCATTTTCAGGCTCCCTTCTCGTGTCTTACGCGGACACTAATTCGGTAAAAAAAACTTCGTCGACTTCCTGACACGTCATATGATACCGGTTCTTGATGAATCTGATCTCATTGCGTCTGAAATCGACACGTCCGCTTATCCTCTGGCTCAGCGCGGAAAGCGGTATTCCCATTGCTTCCGCCAGGATCGTCAGAGTCTCGCCATTCTTTACGATTATCGCTTTCAGCAGATTCCCGTTCATTGTGTGATGCTCCTTCCTATAGGTTGTGTCTGATTGCGACACAACTATACATGATCCTGTTGTGTCTTGTCAAGAACTTTTTTCTTTACATGATAATCTTCTTTTGCTACAATAAAGTCCCGCGAAAGGAGGACATATATACATGACACTTGGTAAGAAAATCGAGACACTTCGCCGCCAGAACCATATGACAATGGAAGAGCTCGGTGCTCTTCTCGGCGTTGGCAGATCTGCCGTCAATAAATACGAAAAGGGGATCGTTGTCAACTTGAAACGATCCACCATTGTATCCCTCTGCCGCATCTTTAATGTTCCCTCATCCTTTTTCCTTGAGGATGATCCGGATTATAACGAAGATGAGCAGAGACTTATTCTGTTGTATCGAGGAGCTGAAGACACTGCAAAAACGTACGCCCTGCAGATTCTTGAAAACAATCAGAAAAAAGATACATCATCAAAGGCAGAATAGCCTTTATCAAATCATAAGGAGATGATCTGTTGATCCTGCTGCTAATCCTGTTCGTCCTCCTGGCCATCGCAGGGAAGATGTTCTTCGGCATGGCGCTGGAGGTTGTCGGTGCTGTTCTCGGTTTTCTGTTTGTTGTTACGATTCTGCTTATCAAAAGGAGGAAAAAGCAATGAAAAAACTGTTCTCTGTCATTCTCGCGCTCGTGTTCCTGTTTTCCGCCGCCGCTCTTAGTGAATCAGAGAAAGAACTGGATTTCTATGGAGGTTACGCACATATGGAAATCTGGAAAGACAACACTCCGGTAATGTATGTCATCTATTTTGCCGAAGATCATACCTGCTATTATCTGGTCCAGTCGTTCAACAATGACGGCCCAGGTGTCGGACGCGCGCATGTCGGAACATGGGAATATACACCTGACGGCGAAGTGTATGCAAAGACAGGCGATAACACCGATATAACATTCCATATAACAAATATTGCCGGGCAAAATATCATCGATACCAAAACAAAGCAGGTGTATGAATATTTCAACGCGCTGTTTAAATAAACGCCGAAATCCTGTATCAGTTTGTATCGCAAATTAAATACGGAGGCCCCTATGTCCACTGAAATGAAAGCGGCCGTCATCTACGCCCGATACAGCAGTTCCTCCCAAACGGAGCAATCCATTGAGGGCCAGCTGCACGACGCATATGATTTTGCCGAACGGAACGGATACACCATCATCCGTGAATACATTGACCGCGCACTTTCCGGTACGAACGATTCCCGCCCGTCCTTCCAGCAGATGATCAAGGATTCCGAAAAAAAATGCTTTCAATTTATCCTTGTCTGGAAGTTGGACCGTTTTGCCCGAAACCGCTATGACAGCGCAGTCTACAAACGCACCCTGAGCAGGAACGGCGTTCGCGTCGTATCCGTGAAGGAAAACATCACAGATACCCCGGAGGGCGTGATCCTGGAGGGGCTGCTGGAAGCAATGGCGGAATACTATTCCGCCGACCTCTCCCAGAAAATCAAGCGTGGCCGTCACGAATCCGTCCGCAAAGGGCTCTTCCCAGGCGGTCCCGTTCCCTTCGGCTATATTGTTAAGGATAAACGCCTTGTTCCGGATCCACGCACCGCGCCGGTCGTGAAGGAGATCTTTACCCGCTACGCTGACGGTGATCGCCTTGTCGATATTATTACGGACCTGAACGACCGCGGTCTCCGCGCCCGCCGCGGTGCCCCATTTCAATACGCCACCCTTTCCCATATTCTTGATAACAAGACATATATGGGTGATTACTATTACAGTGATACGCTGATCCGCAGCGCCGTCACACCCCTGATTGACGAGGAAACGTTCAACCGTGCCTCCGCACGCCGCGCTTTTAACCATCGCAATCCTGCCGCGTTCCGCTGCGATGAGAGCCGCTCCCTGCTGCTCGGTAAACTGTTCTGCGGTGAATGCGGTCATAAGATGACCGGTGCCCGCGGCACCAGCGCCTCCGGCATCTATTTCTATTACCAGTGCGACGGAAAGACCCGCAAACATACAAACTGCGGGATGAAAGGCATACAGAAAAAGGAGATCGAATACGCCGTCTGCCGGATCGTTTCCGATCTTTTCCTTCACAAAAGCCGTCATACGCTTGTCGCGCTCGCGGATTCCCTGATGGATGTCTATTCCGCCGAAATCGATCTGTCTGAGCTTGAATCCCTCCGCGGCCAGCTGCGCCAGACTGAGCGCGACCTGGACAAACTTGTCGATTCCCTGATCTGTATGCCCGAATCCTCCCGTCCGCGCATCGCCCAACGAATGGAAGATCTTGACCGGCTGAAAATGGACATAGAATCCAGGATCGCCCGTAAGTCCTCAGAAAACAGCATGTACTTCTGCAGGGACGACTTTGTACAATATCTGCAGGTTGCCTTCGATGACCTGTCTATACGTTCCAACCAGCGGTTCATCATCGATCACTTCGTCAACTCCGTCTATCTCTATAACGACGGCCGTATGATCGTCTATCTGAATCAGCTTCGCGGGCTTCCATACAGATCCCCGGATGATGATCCTCCCGGAACCGATTCCTATAAAGACGGAACCATGATTTTACGCGAAAATAACCTTCCTGCCGAAATCGCAAAGTTGGACGGTTTCACTTCTTGTTCTTCTTTATACACTTATGCTCCAACGTATGTAAATAAAGAAGAACAAAGCGCCCCTTTGCTTTTTTTCCTGCACGGACGCGTTGGGATTATCGTCTGGCGACAAGCAAACTATCTGAAAAAATAGTTTGTTCCCCTTGCGTTTCAACACTTGCCAGTTTACAATCCCATTGTAACCGAATAAAAAAGAGCGTTCGCGGCTGGCACCGCTTGCGCTCTGGCGGAAGATGTGGATACAGCACACCCTCCATTGATGGATATTATCACATCCTTCCGCACGACGTCAAGAAAGGATGTGTTTTTATGTCTTACGAATCTTTCCGTGCTGACTTTTCCTCCCGCTTGCTGCCTGTCATTTCTGATCCGGATCAGCTTCAGGAAATTCTCCTGCGTCTGGACGCCGCAGCTGCCGGGTACGACTTCTCCCTCAAATGCACAGATCTGATCATCTCAGACGGAATCCCGGAGGCCGTCCGCCTCTATATCGCAACTAAATCTATCCAAAATTTAAAAAAAGGCTCTCTGGAAAATTACTATACCACGCTCCGCGACTTCTTCCGGCATGTCCGGAAACCGATCGATCAGATCACCGCAGCGGACGCACGTCTTTTCCTGGCATGGGACAAACAGACCAAGGGCAATTCGGACAGCACGGTGGATCATAAGCGCGTGATGCTGAACAGCTTTTTCGAGTGGTGCGTTGATGAAGATCTGCTGCGCAGAAGTCCTATGCGTCATGTGCAGCCTATGCGTATTGCTGATCCGGAGCGTCTTCCGATGACAGCGCTGGAGCTTGAAAAGGTACGGAAGTCATGCAAAACACTGCGTGAGAAGGCGCTTGTTGATTTTCTGTACTCCACCGCCGCCCGTGTCAGCGAGGTTTGTGCGCTTGATTTGCGTAACATCGATTTCACGGAGCATACTGTCAGGATCGAGCACGGCAAAGGCGATAAGGGCCGCACAACTTTTCTGAACGCGGAGGCTGAGATTTCTCTTAAAGCCTATCTTGCCTCGCGCACGGATGATTGTCCTGCCCTGTTTATTCCCGTTTACGGAACGCCCAGGCACTTAAAAAACAAGGCAGTCGAAGAGGAGATCAAGCGGATCGTTTCCCGGTGCGAATTATCCGTCAAAGTCACGCCGCACGTATTCCGGCACACAGCCGCCTCCCTGGCCCTCCAGCGCGGTATGCCGATCGAGCAGGTTCAGAAGTTCCTCGGCCATGCGCGGATCCAGACAACACTGCGCTATGCGAAAGTTCTTGACATTGAAGTGAAAATGAATCACCAGAAGTTCTGCGCATAAAAAAATCGCCCTGGGATCTCTCCCAGGGCAGTATTTTATTCTTCGTCAGGCGGTTGCTTTTCCTGTTTGTTGTACTGATCCGTGCTGATCTTCAGCAAGGCGCCCAGGAACGCGTCCACGGCCGTGATGGTGCCGACGATCTCCTCGCCATACGGGAAACCCCAGATCTTCGACAGCGCGAAATAGAGGGTGCCGAGGGCCGGCAGAACGACCAGGGCGATGTACTTCAGGACGTCGTATACCTTATTGCTCATCATCTTATAATCCTCCTTTTATTGTGCCATAGCGTGAGCGACCATCGGCTGAGCATCCGGCGGGATGGATGGCAGCGCCCGCACCTGGTTATAAATGTCTGAGATCACGTTGTTCTCGCCCAGTGCTTCATATTGGACATACATGTTGTCGATGTTGGCACGGTCATCCGCGCCGATCCACCCGCGGGCCAGATAGTGATTGAACGCCTGCAGCAGCCTGTCACGCAGTAACGCCTGGACGCCCAGCATGGTCGCCTTGTTCTGTGACTCCACCCGTGCGCTGACTTCT